CCATTTGCTTCTTATCACATAAATCGTGAGCGTGGTACTGTGGTTCAAGAGGGTGGATTTGACTACAACCCATACAAAGTAGCAAGATTTACTAAAGGCAATGACGAAGTATATGGTCGTTCGCCTATGAGCATGGTACTTGGTACAGCTAGACGCACAAATGTTATCTATCGTTCTATGGTGCTTGCCGCAGAACAGAGAGCTAATAGCCAATGGCTTGTGCCAGATGATGACAGCGTAACCAACATCAGCAACCGTGCAGGTGCAATAATTAAATGGAGAGCAACTAACCCTAATGGTAAGCCAGAGCGTTTGCCACCTTGTGGGGATTCTGGTTTGGCTTTTGAAATGTATCAAGTGCATGAAAAGCAAATCAAACAGATGTTCTTTAATCACTTGTTCCGTCCTCTAGAAGATTACCGTAACATGACAGCTACCGAAGTAAATGAGCGTATGACTACAGATATGATGACGCTTGCACCGTTTGTCAGTCGTTACCTTAACGAACACGTTAATCCTATGATGGAACACCTTTTCTATATTGCACAGAAAAAGAACTTACTGCCAGAAATACCTGCGGCACTACAGGAAGACCCAAGCTATGAGATTGACTATGTTGGTCGATTGTCTATGGCAACTAAGTCTTTTGAGACTATGGGTGCAATCAACACATTGCGTGTGTTCGGTGAGCTATCTCAGATGGATCCAAATATGCAGGCATCATTGCAGAATGTTCAGCCAGATAAACTCTTCCGTGAGATATGGTATGCAAACAGCTCTAGCATGAATGCATTAAAAGACCCAAGCGAGTTAGAAGCTGAACGAGCGGCACAAATGGAGATGATGCAACAACAGCAAATGATTAATGCCGCACCTAAGATAGCAGATGCCGCACAAAAGGTAAGTGGTGCTGTTGACCCAACTAGTATTGTAAATCAAGTTGAACAGGGAGATATTGATCTTGGACAATGATGAATTAAATATACTTGTAGGTTCATACCGCAGAGTATTTTCTACACAAGAAGGCGATACTGTGTTGAAAGATATAAGAAATTTTTGCTCTATGGATGAGCAAGTAGGGAGTCAGTTGACTCATTCAGAGTGTGCGTATCGTAATGGTATGCAGGATTTATTTAGATATATAGAAGCTATGGCAAGTGAGGACAGATAAATGCGTAAATCAATATACAAACGAAAAAAGAAAACAGAAGAAAAACCAACTGAAGCTGTAAAAAAAGGAAGCTCTCGTGGAAATTATAAAGGCGGTAAGCCTAAATCAACTATTTCTGAAGCCTTAAAAAAAGCTGATGATTATTTAAAGAGTGGTAAGAAAGTAACAAGTAAGAATAAGCGTGGTGAAGGTGCTAATCGTTTAGCTAATAAAAGAAAATCTGAACAGCAAGAGTTGCAAGCTACTATGAAAAAGACTTCTCGTGGTAGTCGTCCTACTGAAGCTACTCGTAAACTTCGTGCAAAGATAAAAGCAGAAAAAGATGCCGCTAAAAAGAATCAACCACCTAAAAAAACAAATCGTGTTCCTTCATCTAAAGCACCAACTAAAAAAGCAGTTGGCGGTAAAGCACCCGTAAAAGGTAAAACATCTACAAGTGAAGCGGCAAAAGCGGCTGTAGGTAAAAAGAAAGCAACCGAAGCTGTAGCAGAAGTTGTTAAGAAACAAAAAGAAAAACGGTTATCACCTAGTCAAAAAGTTTACACGGACAAAGAAGGTAAAAAGTACAAAAAAGTACGAACTACTGCATCTAAAGTTCGTGGTGGTGGAATGAAGTACAGACGGAAATATATGTAATGCCTAAAACTGCACTCAATCGTAAGAAGGGTGTTTCTATGCGTAAAGTGCATAAAAACCCTACTGGTGGCTTATCTGCAAAGGGTCGCAAGTATTACAATGCTAAAACTGGTAGCAACTTAAAAGCACCCGTAACAGGCAAAGTAAAACGTGGCAGTAAAGCCGCCAAAAGACGAGCATCATTTTGTGCAAGAATGAGCGGTATGAAAGGTGCTATGAAAGACAGCAAAGGAAGACCAACAAGAAAAGCACTTGCTTTACGAAAATGGAAATGTAGATAATTGAACAAAAAGGAGAAGTAGTATGAGTGAAGAAGTTCACGAAGAAGTACAGGAAGAAGTAGTAGATAGTGGCGTTGAATATAGCGAGCAAGAATATATTGATATGCTTTCTGATGACGGCACTTTTACAGAAGAATGGCGTAACTCTTTACCAGATGATTTAGGTAAACACTCTATCTGGTCTAAGTACACCACACCAGAAGACCTAGCTAAAGGTGCTATCCATGCACAGGGTTTTACTGGTAAAAAGTTACAAGAGCTAATGGAGTCTGATGACCCTGCAATCATAGAACAACGCAAAGAAATATTTAATGTTCCAGATGCGGCTGAAGATTATTCAATTGAGTTTCCTGAAGCACCAGAAGGTTTTGAAGTAGATGATGAAGCCATTGGTGAGTTTAAGGAAGTTGCTCATGCTATGGGTTTGTCAAATGAGCAAGCACAGGCTTTGGTAGAATATGAGTTAGCTAGAAACGAACTTGCTGAACAGGAAGAAGAAAAAGAATACGATATGCTTGCAATGGAGGCAGAACAAGACCTTCGTGAAGAGTGGCGTGGAGATGAGTATGAATACAATATCTCTCGTGTTGCTGAGTGTCTTGACTTCTTGGGATTATCAGAACTAAAGGATGACCCACAGCTTGGAAACAATATCTCTTTTATTAAGGCAATAAATGATAAGATAGTACCTTTAATTGCAGAGGATGCGATCATTGCCAATAAGAATGAGTCAATTGCTACTATTGATGATCAGTTAGTTGAAGTTGAGCGTAAAATGTATTCACACGACAATACTAACGATTTAAGTTATCAACAGTTAACAAAGGAATATGGACAGTTGTTGGCTAAGAAAGCATCACTTAATCCACCTGCAAATTTATTATAATAATTTACTTGACAATTAAATTCTTACAAAGTATTAGTTTTTCAGATTTAACACAGATACCTTTTTATAAAGCCTGTTGGAGAGTCTGGGGTGAGAACCTAAAATCTAGGCAAGACCCGTAAGTGCGGATACTCAGAGCCGAAATAAAACTAATTATATTAATCATTAAATTGGAGGTTTAGATATGTCGCAAGACCTATTAAACACATATGTAATTGGCTTTGACCGTGCGATTCGTGAAACGGTTGAAGTTAAAGGTGGTAAACTCCGTCCTTACGTTCAGCTCGCTACTGGCGATCTTTTCCGTAAAGAAGGTGTCTATCAGCGTACAACTGGTGGCGGGTTGCCCCAGAAAGTAACAAACCGTTTCGGTGACTCACCTGTATCAGAACTTGATTACAGCCGTAGACGGACATCTCGTCAAGCATTCCAAGATGGTCAGTTCATGGACTGGGCAGATTTGAGCAAGATGGGAACTGATCCTCGTAACGCTAAACTAAACGCAATGAAGAACAAGTTCATGCGTCAAGAGGATATCATCCTCGACCAAGCGTTCTTAGGAACAGCTAACACAACTGACGTTGAAACTTCTGCATCTACACAAGCATTTCGTGATAACGAAGCTGTAAGCGTAGACGCTAATGCTGATAACAACTATGACTTCACTTACAAGAAATTCTTGTCTGTGCTAGAAAAGTTCGGTAACAACAACGTAGACATTGATTCACAAGCTCCTGTGTTCAAGATTTCTTGGGTACAATGGAAGCAAATGATGGAAGATGATAACTTCATCAACTTCGATTATACTGCGAATCGTCCGCTTGACCGTTCAGCAGGTGCTATCTATGACTACATGGGTGCGAAGTTCTGTATCTCTAACATTGTTCCTTTCATCAACCGTACTGGTGCTGAAATTGAAACATTGGAAGCAAGTTACTCTTCAACTTCAACTACTCTACAAGCATACTTTGAAATCGCTGATACTGATTTAGCGTCTACAGGTGCTTGGCAGTCTGCTTCGACTGACTCTACTCGTGCGTGTTATGCATTTATGCCTGATGCGGCTTTGTTGGAAATCAATCCTGATATGACTACTAAAGTGTCAGAGCGGGCTGATAAAGGCTTCAACTACTACGCTTACATGAAGGCAGAGCTTGGTGCTGTCCGTATGGAAGAAGAAAAAGTTGTTGTCATTCCTTGTTCAAATTCTTAATTAGGAGATAGATAATGGCTAATTCTACTGAAGTAACTGCACTTAACGCAGGCATTGTAACAAAGTCAAACTATCGGGGTAATGTGCAAGTTATTCCTGTTTCTTTAACATCAGGAACAGGTGCAGGAACTGACACTATTAGCGGTAAACTTCCACAAGAAGCTCGTTTAATTGGTGCAAGCCTGTTCTTTACAGACCCTAATAGCGGTGGCACTAACTCTACTATCCTAGTTGGTCATGCAGATGATACTGATGCGGTAGGCACTTCTGGTGCTGTTTCTGCGGCAGGAAGCATTGCATTCCCTACTACTGGTAGTGCGGCAGGTAGTGTTGACTTAGGAGAAAAAACATTGATTGTAACTCGTGACAGCAATGTCGATCAAGCGATCACAATCTCTGGATACATCCTTATTGCTACAAATGAGTAATACTTAATGGGGGGTTCGCCCCCCTTTATTTTTTTTTAGGATACTACTATGGCTTTGACAAAAGTACAGATATGCAACATGGCTCTAAGTAAAATCGGCAACGAGCGTAATCAATTAACCGATGCAACTTTTTCAAACAATACAGGTAGTATTTTCAACCAATGCGATTTACACTACGAACAAACTCTAAAAGAACTAGTTCGTATGCATTCTTGGAACTGTTGCAAAGCTCGTTCTGAGATAGGTGTGTATAAAATTAAATTTGCTATTGGCTCTACCATTTCGTCTCAAAGTGGTTTTAGTGGTAATCTTATAGCATCTACGCCAGACTCTAATGGCAGACCAACTTTTACAACAGGCACAAGTGGTCAAAATGGATATGTTAGTCTAACCTACGATAATACAAATGATCGTTGGTCTTTAACTATGGGATACAACGGTGGCAATGTAGCAGTAGGAACACTAAGCACAACATCGTTTTCGCCTGTAGGTGATTACAACTCTGGAAGCACAGCCGCTACTGGTGTTACTCTTACGGCTGTAAAACCAACATTTGGATACGACTACTCTTTTAAAGTGCCAGATAATTTACTTCGTTGTTTATATGTATCTAACACGGATGACGCATATCAATATGCAAAACCAAACGTAGAGTGGGAAATAGAAAAAGATTCCCTACTATCTAACGATAATAGAATTTTTATTTGTTACGACAAATTACCAGAACCAGAAGATATGGATGCATTATTTGCAGAAGTATTTTACACTATGCTTGCAGGCAAGTTAGCCGTTCCAGTTGCAGGAAACCAAGATTTGAAAGACTCTTTAATACAAGAGTTTTATGGTGTTATCTTGCCAGAAGCTAGACGAGTTAATGGATTTGAGCAAAATAACTATGCTGTTAATGATAGCGAATGGTTAGAGGCTACTTATACAACTACAAGTTCAAGCAATAGTTACCCACCGTTCTCGCAGACAAACTATAACAGTATTCCATAAGAGGGGCTATGCCAAAGAAAATTGTAAATAGCTTTAACGCAGGTGAGCTTTCCCCTTATTTGTATGCTCGTGAAGATGTAGATAAATATCAAGCAGGCTGTCAACAGTTAGAAAACTTTGTGCCTTTACCTTATGGTGGAGTTGTACGCAGACCTTCTGTAGAATATGTATCTCAAACAAAATCAGATCAAGAGATAAGACTATACCCATTTACATTTAGTGTAAGCGAATCTTTTATGCTTGAGATTGGCAATAGCGATAATACTGCTAGCGGTGGATACTTTAGGTTTTACAAAAATGGTTCTCCAGTAAATAGTGGTAGCAGTCCATTTGAGGTAAGTCATTCTTATTTGCGGACTGAAATAAAAGATTTAAAATTTGCACAATCTGGTGATGTATTATTTATTACACACCCAAGTCATGTAGTTAGCACTTTAAGCAGAACATCTGCGGCTGATGATATTAGTTGGCAGTTTTCTGAATATGATTTTAGTACGGGCTTCCCTCCTATGAAGGAACAAAATACTGATGAAAGTATTAGTGTAACTACATCTGCAATAAACGGAACGACTATATTAACTGCAAATAGGGATTTATTTAACTCTAACCAAGTTGGTGCTTACTTTGCGTTTCAGGCTTTAAGAACAACAGCAGAGCAATCTATAACGGCAAACTATGACTCTTCTCAAATATCTCAATCAGTAAATGCATCTAATTCAAACTGGACTCTTGAAACCAATGGCACTTGGCTTGGTCGTGTAATCATACAAAGAAGTTTTGATGAGGGTGTAACATTTTCAGATTATATTGTTGTGGGCGATACCACAGGTAATGGTACAGCCGCAGGAACTAGTAATTCAAAAAACTTTATAACTTCCTCAGAAGAACCAGAAGGCAATAATGTTAGGCTTCGTGTTAGATATGATCATGTAAGTAGAGCTAGTGGTCAGCCTTTTAATTTTAGTTTATTAATTGAAAGCCCATATGTTAACTCTTTGGTTAGAATAACTGAATATACTAGTGCAACAGAGGTTAAAGCATCAGTAATAAGTCCTTTCCAAGATAAAATAGGAGACTATAATGCTTGGGCGTCTGGTATTAATTATAATGCAGGAAGTAAAATTTTAAGTGATGCGGCATTTACAGCAACTAATTTTAATTATACTAGTGGCAATCCAGTTGAGTTAACAGGTACAGCTCATGTTGCATTAGGTACTGGTTTAGTTGCTAATGATTTAACAAATATGAACAATGTTGTTGGTCTTGGTACTGGTAAGGTATCACAAGAAACATATACAATTAGTGCGGCTTCTATAGATTCTAGCTCTAATAAAGTAACTATTACAACTAGTGCTAATCATAACATTGCCGTTGGTATGACTGTAAATATAAGTGATTTAATTTTTACTGACCCACCATTATCTCAAGCGTTACCTAACCCTACAGGTGATGTAGTTGTTACAGACAGAGTAAGTGCTACACAATTTAAGTATGCTGTTACTAGTAGTCATAGCGGTTCTTATAACTTAGGTTCATCGCCTACTGTAACATTAACAAATGTAAGATATATGTATGCTGTAGCACAAAATGCAGACGATGATCATACAATATATAGATTCTTTTCTTCACCTGTTGATAATAAAATTACTTGCATTGCAAAAGTCGAATATACAGGTATAGAAGATGTATTTGATATTGCATTTGCAAATGATAAAATTTATCTCTTAGCTCAAAATTCATCTTCTGAAATGAAGGTTATTTCTTTTTCAGCTACTACTTTAGGTTCTGCTAGTACGGTATTAAATTTAACAGCGACAAATGGTGCAGGTGCCATTGCTTCTCATCAATATTATCCAAGATCAATTGGTTTCGGTAGTACCGCTAATAGATTTTTTATACATTATTATTCGCAAGAAAGAACAGCAAACTATTCACCTCACGGTAGTTTTCAGGGATATA